CTCTTTGACTGGAAGACTGGAGAGAAGGATTCAATCGGGTTTGTCGCTCAGGAACTCGACGCGGTCTTCCCTCATGCGGTGAAAAAGGGTGACACTGGCCGCAAAGTGTCCGAGCAGTGGGGCGTCGACTTCTCGAAGTTGGTCCCGGTCCTGGTTGCCGAGGTCAAGGCCTTGCGGTCCCGCCTCTCCGCACTCGAGGCCGCCTAATTTTCCCCCATGACTCCACAAAATGCCTGTTCTGTCCTCTCGCAAGCGGCCGCCCGCGCGCTGTTAAACGAAGCTGATCGCCTCCAAGTGTTCCAGGCGAACAAGGTCCTCCAGGATCATTTCTCGCCCCCACCGGCCGACGATGTCCAGGCGGGCCGTCCTCCCCTGGCTCCCATCGGCAAGACCCTGGGCGGGGTTCCGACCCGCGGAGCATTCGGCAAACCCAAGGTCTTGCCCAAGCCTCCCACCCTGGAGAATCCCAAGGTCTCGGCGCCTCCAATCACGCCCGCCTCTGCCGTCCGTCGGGGTAACCGCAAAGCGCCATGACCCCGGGCAAAACCGCAATGGAGTTCACCGATAACAAGGGCGCCGTAGTCGAGGCCCTGGTCTCGGATCCGAACACCGCGGCCGCCCTCGAGGCCCCGAGTATCGGCGAACGGCCGCCAGCGCCCGAGGACCAGCTCAAGGGCCCACCGGGCGAGGAAGACGTCGACACGCTCCTGTGACCGCCCAGGACCAGGCCCTCGAAATCGTTTGCCAGTTTGCAGGGCTCACCGCGGGCGAAGTGGCCGGCAAACTGGGCTGGCCAAGCAACGAAGCGGTGTCGGCCCTGGTTCGGTTGACGGATCAGAAGCGCGTCTTTCGGGTGCGAAAGAAAACGCCTCAGTTTCCGAATGTTGGGATATGGACGTACACTTTCAATCCGAGTCCGCCCCCTCGCCGGGTACTCCGGCCGCGCGTCTCGCACGTGCTGACGCGGGAGCAGTGGAACGAATTTCATTCACGTCCGACAAAGTGAAAATTGCCATCCTCTGCCCGGGCCCGACTCTGCCGTCGACCTGGTGTGATGATTTCTTTCCCGAGTTCGACCTGGTCGTCGGCGTCAACACCGCGGCCCATCATTACCGAACGCATTACCTGGTCGGAAAGGACCCGCATGTTCTCCGCCCGGTCTTCGACAAGAAAGTCCCGCGGCCATTGTGTGGCCTGGTGACCGCCCGGGCCTGGATGGCAAAAACCGCTCTCCTCGGCATGAAGTGGCACCCGTTCCCCCTGAATCGGGTTCGATGCCTGGCGGCCGCTCCCTACGTCTGCAAGGCGGTCAATTCGGACGTCTGCGGCTACTCGTTCCCGAACGCGTTGCAGTTCGCCTACGACTACGGGGCGAAATCAATCGATGTGCACGGGTTCGACCAGGCTCGCCAGCCGCTCGATTTCAGCGGACAGAAGGGCGACCACTCGGAAAACCGATGGCTCAAGGAAACTCTCTGGCTCCGCGTCCTGTGGGCCTCCTGGATCGTCAACCACGGCCGCGCGCCGTCTCCCCTCACATGACCACGGAAGAACAGGCCATTCACGCCAAACTGAAAAGCCGGGTCTGGCGCCTGAGCAATCTGTACTGGATCGAAGACAAGAGCGGCCGGAAGGTGAAGTTCCGCATGAACTGGGCGCAATTGGCCTTCCTGGCTGCAATGTGGTGGCTGAACATGGTCCTCAAGGTCCGGCAAATCGGGATCTCGACGTTTATCGGGATCCTGCAGCTCGACCGGGCCCTCTGCACGGGGAACCAGACTTGCGGCATCGTCGACCGGACCGCGGAGGACGGGAAAAAGAAGCTGGCGAAGATCAAATTCGCGTATGACCACCTCGACGACCCCGACGACCCGGTCACCGCGAAACTCGGGGCCCTGATCAAACAGGCCGTCGGGCTGAAGACGGAGAACAAACAGGAGCTCGAGTTCACCAATGGCTCTAAGATTTGGGCCGGGACGTCCCTCCGCGGTGGCACGGTCAATTTCCTGCACGTGTCAGAACTCGGGTATATCGCACACAAGACCCCGGAGAAAGCGGCCGAGATTGCGGCCGGATCCTTCAACACCGTTCACCTGGGAAATATTATCGTGGTCGAGTCGACCCATGAGGGCGGCCGCTACGGGCTCAATTACGAGCTGGTCCGCCTGGCTCAGAAGTCCGGCCCGTCGCCAGCGACCGCCCTCGACTGGAAGTTCCATTTCTTCCCCTGGTGGAAAGAACCAGGCTATACGCTTCCCCTGTTCGGGCGCCTGGTCATCACCAAGGAACTCCAGACCTATTTCGCGCGGGTCGAGAAGGAGAACGGCATCGTCCTGACCGAGGAGCAAAAGCATTGGTACGTGAAAAAGCACGTGACCCCGCGGGTCGACATGCCTCGCCAATATCCCGCCAGTGCCGAGGAAGCACTTCAGGCCATCACCCCGGGCGCCATCTACGGGAAGGAAATCACGGGCCTGCGCGCGGCCGGTCGGATCTGCGACTTTGCCATTGATGGACACGCCCCCCTCTTCACGTCTTGGGACATTGGCGTCTCGGATTATACCTGTATCTGGCTCTTTCAGTTGGTCGGCCTGGACTTCCTGGCTCATGATTTCATCACCTACCACGGGGAAATGCCGGCCCACTACGCCGCGAAAATCATCGAATGGGAGCGCCAGTTCGGACGCCCGGTCTCGAAGCATTACCTGCCACATGACGCGGGCCACAAATTGAAGATGGCGGGAAACAAGTCCTGGCGGGACATGCTCAAGACCGCGGGCCTGACGAACCTGGTCATCGTGCCCCGAACGCCCGACCTCTGGGTCGGGATCCAGCATCTTCGTTCGATCCTCCCGCGGTTCTTTTTCCATGCCGAACGGTGCGAAAAGGATCTCGAGCTCCCCAGTGGCCGGATCCTGCCCTCGGGCCTGGGCGCCTTGTCGGGTTATCATACGGTGGTCGAAGCGGTCGGCGGCAAGGTCAACGAGGTTCCCGTCCACGATGAGAGCTCGCACGGCTCCGACGCCCTCCGGACCCTGGCCGAAGCGCACTCCCGCGGCCTCCTGGACGGAGTGACGGCCGTCGCCAGGGAACACCGGCATCGAACCCGCAAGGTTTTTGCCGGGATCCGAGAACCGCGGCTCGCCGGCCGTCCCGATGGCCTGAAAGTGACCGTCAAGCGGTGAGTCCGTACCTCGAGGCCTGGCAAATGATGGAAGCCAACGGCTACGACGCCGCGGAACGGCTCGACCATTTCCACGCCCAGGGGTTCGTTTATTCGGATCCCGACTGTTTCATCCTGGCCGAGTGGGACGGCCCGGTCCTCTTCATTTGGCTCGCCATCGGGAGGAACTTTCTTCAACGGTTCATCGAAATAGCTCCGCCCGGCCTCGAGCGGATAGCGTTCGAACGGGGGGTTCGGGGCCAAACCCAACCACGTTTCTACAACTTCGAACGACTCACTCGGTTATGTCATTCAAAACGCCTAAGCCTGTCGCCGCGCCCGCTCCGATTCCGCCCGTTACCGAAACAAACTCAGAAGTCCTCTCTGCCCAGCGACAAAGCCGGCTAGACGAGGCCAAACGCCGCGGGACTCTCTCGACGATTCTCGCCGGTGAAACCGGCTCCGGTCAGACATCCGTTTACGGTGGCAAGACCCTCCTCGGATGAGTACCACGAAACGGGCCTCGCCCCAAGCCGAGGAAATCATTCGTCGCAACCAGGCCCTCAAGGCCAAGCGTTCGCAGTGGGATACGTGCTGGCAAAGCCTGGCGAACTACATCCAGCCAAGGAAAAACCAGATTCAGACGAAGACCATCACGCCGGACCTGGCGAGCAGCACGGACCTTTTCGACACTACCGCGGTCGACGCGAACCTGGTCCTCGGGGCCGGGCAATTGCAGTACATCACCCCGGCAAGCGAACGGTGGGCCGGCTACGACATCCCGGAGAACCTCCGGGCCCGACCAGGCGGGGCGCCGTCCCGGCTCAAGAAGTGGTACCAGAATTGTTCCGACGTGGTCATGCGGGAACTCTCGCGCGGGAACTTCTACACCGAAGTCCACGAATTCTATCTCGACCGCGGCGGCATGGGGACCAGTTGCCTCTATGCGGCCAAGGGCCGGAAAACGACGATCAACTGCAAATCCCATTCGGTCGGGACCTACTGCATCGAAGAAGACGACGAGGGGACGGTCGACACGGTATTCCGGGAATTCAAGTTGACCGTGCGCCAGGCGGGCCAGCGGTTCGACCCGGCCAAGTTCACCGGCAAGCTGGCGAAGGCCTGGAACAGTTCGGACCGCTCGAAGACCCTGGACCAGGAATTCACGTTCATCCACGCGGTTTATCCTCGGTCCGACATGGAGCGCGACCCTGTCAAACAGGACGGCCCGAACAAGCCGATTGCCTCGGTTTACGTCTGTGTCGAAGACAAGTATGTCATTCGGGATGAGGGTTACGACGAGATGCCCTTTGCGGTCTCGCGGTATCTGACCTGGGGGGAAGAACCGTACGGCTATTGCCCGTCAATCGATGTCCTGGCGACCATCCGGCAAGTGAACTTTATCGAGGCCCAAATGGACGCCCTGGCCGAGAAAGCGGCATTCCCGCCGGTCCTGATCCCGGAGAGCATGGAAGGCGCCCTCGACCTGGGAGCCGCTGGCGTGACCGTCTTCGACCCCAACGAGCCGAACGCGATGCCGAAGGAGTGGCAGACCCAAGGCCGCTACGACATCGGCCAGGAGCGCGTCAAAACGAAGCAAGAGGCCATCCGGAAGGCGTACCACAACGACCTTTTCCAGATGTTCGCCCAGGCTGACCGCCAGATGACCGCTTACGAGACGATGCAGCGGGTCGCTGAAAAGCTGGTCCTGTTCTCGCCCACCTTCGCCAAGCTGACGACGGAGTTCCTGAATCCCTTCCTCGGCCGTTGCTTTGGCATTTGCTACCGGGAGGGCCTTTTTGAAGAGCCTCCGCCCGAGGCGTTCGTCCAGGTCGCCGGCGGAACTGCCCTGATCGCTCCGCAGGTCGTTTACACTTCAAAGGTCGCCCTGGCCATCCGGGCGCTCGAGAACCAGAGCTTTGTCGAGTTCATGAACATCATCGGGCCCCTGGTTGGGATTCACCCGGAGATTATGGACAATTTCGACGTCGACGCCATTGCCCTCGGTCTGGCGCGCAATCTCTCGCTCCCCACTTCCTGGATCGTCGACGAAGAGGTTCGCGACGGACTACGCCAGCAACGGGCCCAGGCTCAGGAAGCCCAGGGCAAGATTGCGGCCGCGCAAGGCATGGCGAAAGCGGGCGCCGATCTGGGTCGAGCTCCTCGCGAGGTCCAGGAGCAGGCAATGGCCGGAATGCGTAACTAATGGCCGAACTCACCGAAGAGCAGAAAGAAGCCCAGGCCGAAGGGCGGAAACTGATTCACTCCTACCAGGGCGTTTTCGGAGTCGAGGGGATGAGAACCCCGCAGCAAGCGGCCGTGTGGGCCGACATGAAGCACCGGGCCTATATCGAGCGGCCGGTTTTCCAGAAGGACGGAGCCGGTCACCTGGATCCACTCCGCGCGGCCCTGGCCGACGGGATGCGCGTTTATTTCCTGCAAATTATGGAGATCCTGAAAGGCGGGTCGGAGCCCCGCCCACCTCCGAAGGTCATCAAGTGACCCCCGACTCTTCCCATGAGTACAAAAACAACCACCGATAAGAAACCCGCGAAGGCCTCGGCCGTCGCTTCCACCGTCAGCTACTCAATCAACGACAAGGGCCAGGTCGTCCGCACCGATCACAAGGGCGATTTGGTCCTGGCAACCCTGGATGAAGCCGGCGGCCTGGCCTACGAGTCGAAGGCGACCCGCAAGCTACATCCGGCCGTGATTCGTTACCTCAACGACGAGAAAATCCCCTTCAACGCGGACCTGGTCACAACCAAGGCCGACGATAAGGCCGAAGCTGAGACCCTCGACGACGAGCACACCGCGGAATTCAACGCCAGCATTCCCAAGCCGCCGAAGAAGACGCCAGAGCAGGGCGACAAAACCCCGCGGTATGTCGAATGGCTGAAGACTCACAAGCCGAAGACCTACCGGCAAAAGTACGGCATCGTAGGCAGTGGCACGGTGACCAAATGGCGCGACACCCTCGACGAGCGCGGCCGCCCGACGAAAGTTTCCTACCAGGTCCAGGCCATTCTCTCGGCGCGCAAAACGCATTTGACCGAGAAAATCGAGGCCGCTGACCAGAACGACGACGGAGAGACCGAGGACTAACACGCCCGCGGCCGCTCAACTCCCCATAACAAAAACACTCAATGAAACGTAATTTCTTCCCCCTTTTATTTCCTGAACCAGCGAACGCCGGCGGCGGTGGCGGTGGTACCCTCCTCGACGCCCCGGGCGCTGGCGCTGGCGGCACAGGCACCGGAACAGGCACGGGCACCGGAACGGGCACCGGGACCGGAACAGGTACGGGCACGGGTACCGGCCAGGTCATCAGCAAACCATTTCGCGAGGGCTGGATCGCTCCCGACGGCAAGATCGACAAAACGGCCTATGACCGGCTCCCCGACACCCTGAAGCAGTTCAAGGACACCTTCGCCAAGTACGACACTGACGAGCAGCTCCTTTCCGCGTTCGCTCACTCGGTTTCCCTGAACGGGAAAAAAGGGTTGATGCCCTTGCCCGCGAATGCCTCCGATGCCGACAAGGCTGCATTCAACGGCCGTTTGCGCGAGCTCCTGGGAGTCCCGGAGAAAGCCGAGGGCTACGGGGTCGCCAAGCCGAAGGACCTGCCCGACGACCAGTGGAATGCGCCCTACGTCGACGCCATGGTCGGGATCATGCACAAATACAACGTCCCACCCGAGGCCGTGAAGGAGCTCCTGGCCGAGGATCTCAAGCAGTCCCAGGGCCTCCGTGGCAATGCAGACGCCGCGGTGTTGAAATCGGTCACCGAATCGAAAGCCGAGGTCGCCAAGGCCTTCGGTCAGGATGTCGACGGGAAGATCGCCCTGGCGCGTCGGATGGCCGCAACCCTGGGCCTCGATAGCAAGGACCCGATGGTCGGCAACAACGCGAAACTGATCATCGCCCTGCACAAGGCCGCGACCCTGATTTCCGAGGACAAGCTGGTCAGTTCCGACGGTAGTTCGGGCGCCGGCGGAGCCAACGACCGGGAAAAGGCGCGTGACATCGTGTTCAACAAGTCGAACCCGCTGCATGAGGCCTACCACAACACCGCGCACGGGAACCACGCGTCGGCCGTGGCCCAGGTGGAAGCGTTCAATGAGGCCTGGGCGAAGAGCCAGCCGGCCAAACGGTAGGCGTTCCCAGGCCAAAACCCGCCAGATTTCGGAGCCGCTCCTACCCAGGGGGCGGCTCTTTTGTTTTGACTGCCATCGGGTAAACTCCTACGCCTTCGGTCGAGGTCCGAGGATACTGAAAGCAATTTCACCCGGTCGGACTGGCAAACCCCAGCGTCAAGCCCCGCGGCGGGACACCTTGGAACGCGAAGGACGGCAACGTTCGTCAATTCCAACTCTACCAAGGTCCCTACCATGCCCGGCCAGATTCTCACGCAATTACCCTCTCACTTCGAGACCCAGTTCTCGGACAATTGGGAATTCCTTCTCCAACAGCGGGACTCCCGCTTCGAAAACCGCGTCAAGCGGTACACCGTCAAAGGCAAAGAACGCCGTATTTCCCAGTACGGACAAATCAACATGCGTCCGGTCGTCACCCGCAACGGGCAGACGATTCCGCAGGATTCCCCGCTCGCCGCTCGCTGGCTCCGGGTCCGCGGTTACGACGCCGTCACCTGGATTGACGAATGGGACGAAATTTCCCTCGGGGAACTTCCCGCTCCCCAGGGCGAGAGCGTCATGGCCCACGCCATGGCCGCGCGCCGCAAGCTCGACGACGTAGTCATCGAAGCCGCCACCGGCACCGCCTACATTGGCGACGATGGCACAACGGCCGTCGATTTGGGCAACGCCCAGAAAGTGGCGGTCGATTACACCGGAGTCACGGCCGCGAATACCGGCATGACCCTGGCGAAGTTGATCCGCGCCAAGTTCCTCATGGACACGGCCGAGGTACCGAAGGAAAACCGCTACCTGGCGATGTCCGCCCAGCAAATGGCCGACCTTCTCCTCGACGTCGACCAGGTTTCGAATTCCCGTTACTCGGACGTCAAGGCCCTGGTCGAGGGCACGATTACCCGCTTCATGGGCTTCGATTTCGTCGAATCCGAGCGCCTGTATCTGGACCCAGCGACCGACATTCGGACCTGCTTTGCGTGGTACCGCGACGGCATCGGCCTGGCGGACACCCAACAGCCGAAGGCCCGCATCGACATCCTCCCGACCCAAAATCACACGATCCAGGTCCGGACGACCATGATTGCCGGCGCCGTGCGCCTGCAAGAGGCGTATGTCATCGCAATCTATTGCGACCAGAGCCCCTAAAACCCCGCGCGGAAAACCATCAACTTAGGAATCAAAAAATATGAGTACTTTATATGCTACGCCGCTCGGGCCAAACGTGAAAGCTGACGGGTCGATTGACATCGCCCGCCGGGTTTCAACCAACCGGCTCACGCCGCGGGTCTGTGTGGCGCATCTGACCTATATCATGACCGCGGCCGAGCTGGCCGCTGATGTCATTCGCCTGTGGCGTGCGCCCCAGGGCACGAAGATCCTCCCCCACCTGAGCCTTGTCACCTCGGACGGCATTTCGACGACTGCGACCCTCAACGTCGGCGACGAGGATCTCCTCGGCATCGGCGCGGCGGCGGTTGCTGCACGTTATGCCGCGGCGGCCAATGTGGCGGCCGCAAACGCGCGGGTTCTCTTCTCGGCAACCGGGAATCCGGTCGCTGCGGTGACCCCGTACGAATTGGGCTCTGACGCCTGGATCACGGCGACGTTTGCAACCCTGACCGTTCCGGTCGCGGCCAAGCGCCTCGAATTCTTGGTCTTCTACCTCGGAGCATAATCCGAGGCCCAAACTTGGGGGAAGAAAGTTAGTTTGGGCCGGCTCGCCAGTGTTAACGAGCCGGCCCTTTTTATTTTATGGCTACGACTCAAACATCCATCTGCAACCAGGCCCTCGACCTGATCGGCGAGCAGCCGATTACCGCCATCAGCGACGACAAGCCGCGCGCCAATGCGCTCAATCGCGAGTATGAGCCGGTTCTACGCGAGGTCCTGGGCTCGAGTCCCTGGACGTTCGCCCGCAAACGGGTCGAGCTCACCCAGAACGTGACCCCGCCGATTTTCGGCTGGAAATACCAGTACACCCTTCCCGGTGATTTCATTCACACGGTTCGCTTGAACGGGGTCGAGGTGTGGGAGAACTCCGACGAGTTCGAAATCGAGGGCGGGAGTTTGCTGACCAATGAGGCCAGTTGCCAACTCCAGTACGTGTTTTACCAGACGGACACGTCGAAGTTTTCGGCCCTCTTCACGGGCGCCTTTGCGACTCTGCTCGCCGCGCGTTGTTCGGCCGCCATTCGCCAGGACGGGGCGGCCCTGGGCCAGGCCCTCGAGGAGCGTTATTTCCGCCGGTACCTGCCGAAGGCCCGCATGAAGGACGGCAACCAGCGCAAGGTCCGGCCCTACAATCGGGTCAGTGAATCGAACTTTATCCGGGCTCGTCGGGCCTCGACCCGCGGCTGACCATGGGAAAAGGTCAATCAGACAAGGCCCTGGTCTCGTTCAACGCCGGCGAATGGTCGCCCCGGCTGGACGCCCGCATCGATCTGGAGAAGGCCTCGAGCGCATGCCGTCGCCTGGAAAATTTCCTGATTGAGAGCTACGGATCCGCGCGCCGTCGGCCCGGGACCCAGTACATCACGAGTACCAAGTTTGGCGGGACCAGGAAGTCGACCCTCTGGCGCTTCCAGTTTTCGACCACGACGACCTACGCGATTGAAGTCGGTCACGAGTACATGCGCTTTGCGATGAACGGGGCGCCGGTCCTGGTGAGTCTGACCCCTTACGAGATTTCGACCATTTACCAGGAGAACGACCTTTTCGAGATCCAGTTTTTCCAGGTCAATGACGTGGTTTTCATCACCCACCCGAACTATCCCATCCATTTGCTTTCCCGGGTCGGCCCGACGGATTGGACGATTGAGGAGGTCGAGTTCACGAATCCCCCGTTCCTGGCGGAGAACTTGACGGCGGTCACCATCGCCCCCACGGCCGGCGGGGATGATTCCGAAGTCGTCCTCGAGGCCTCGGCCGACGTGTTCACGGACAATCATCTCGGCTCTTACTGGACGGTCGGGCACCTGCGCGCGGCCGACTCCAAAGAGGTCGCCATCGCCAGCAATACGACATCGGACGAAATCGGGATCCTCGGGCCCTACGAGGTCCGGACCTATGGGGTGTGGGAAGCAACGGTTCTCATCCAGCGGTCCCTCGACTCGGGGACAACCTGGGAGACGGTCCGCAAGTTCAAGGGCAAGAGCGACCGCAACGTCGACGCGACCGGGGACGCCCTGGAAAATGCGCTCTACCGGCTCAAAATCGAGGATTATGTCGACGACGACGGCGGCCGGGCGGTCATCGAAGCGCCCGACGCGGTCATCTACGGGGTCGCCAAGATTACCGCGGTGGTCGACGGCTCCGCAGCGACGGCCGCAGTCATTCAGCCTTTCCTCGCAATCACGGCCTCGGACATCTGGGCGGAAGGCGCCTGGTCGCTCGAGCGCGGTTATCCGCGGGCCCTGACCCTCCATGAGCAACGCCTGGTCTTCGGTGGGACCGTCCACGAACCCCAGACGGTCCGCGGCTCGGTCATCGGCGATTACATCAATTTCCTGAAGGGCGTTGCCGACGATGCGGCCTACGCGTTCACCCTGGACGGCGAAGAGTTGAACGCGATTCAATGGCTCCGCTCGGAAACGGCTTTGCTGGCGGGAACAACCGGCGGAGAGTGGAAACTGGCCTCGCGGAGCCAGGAGACGGGGATCACGGCGAAGAACGTCGATATTAAGCAACAATCCTCCTATGGCTCGGAGTACATCCAGGCGATTTCCGTCAATGAGGTGGTTCTCTTCGTCCAGCGAAAGGGGAAATGCCTCCGGGAAATGACGTACAGCTACAGCGTCGACAAGTACGTCGCCGCGAACCTGACCCTCCTGGCCGAGCACGTGACGAAGGGCCGCATCGTATCGATGGCCCGCCAGATTGACCCGATTTCAATCGTTTGGTGTGTGATGGCCGACGGGACCCTGGCCGGCCTGACCTACGACCGGGAGCAGAACGTTGTCGGCTGGCACCGTCACCCGATGGACGGATTCGTCGAGAACGTTTGCACGCTCTACGGCGCCAAGGACCAGGACGACGAGGTTTGGCTAACGGTCCGCCGGACCATCCAGGGCGAGGACCAGCGCTTTATCGAGCGCATGAATCCGAACCAATGGGTCGAGAAAGAGGACTGCTTTTTCGTCGACGCGGGCGCGACCTACGACGGCGCCCCGACAACGACCATCAGCGGGCTCGACTACCTGGAAGGGAAGGACGTCGCGGTCCTGGCCGATGGCGATGTCATCGAAGGCCTGGCGGTTACCGGCGGAGACATCACGCTCGCCGTCGCGGCCTCGAAAGTTCACGTCGGTTTGCCCTATACCTCGCTCCTGGTCCCGTTCCGGATCGATAACGACTCGACCATCGGGGTCACCTCCGGGCGCATTCGCAAGATTGCGAAGATTATTGCCCGCTTCCTGGACACCCTGGGATGCGTTTACACTGACGGAGAGCGGACCTTTGAACTCCCGTTCCGCAACACCGGGACGCCGTTCGATGTGACCACGCCGATTTTCACGGGAGACAAGGAGATCGATTTCGGGACCGGTTTCGCTTACGACACTCCGATCACGATCAAACAGACCCAGCCCTTGCCGATGACCATCCAGGGGCTCGTTCCAAAGTACGTCGTCACCTCGTCATGATTCAAATCCGGATCCTCAAACAAGAGAGCGATTATTCGACCCTGGTCTCCTGGTGGAAGGGTCACGGGTGGCCGGCGATTCCCGCGCATGTGCTCCCCGCTCTGGGCGCCATGGCAGAGGACGACGGCATTCCCGTTGCGGCCGGGTTCCTCTACATGGACAACAGTTCCCCGGTTTGCATGCTGGAATGGCTGGTGACCAGGCCCGACGCGCGGCCGCTGTCGGCCATGAAGGCAATTACGGCCATCGTCGAGTTTCTGAAACTCCAGGCCATTGGCTTCGATTATACGGTCATGCTCGGAGCGACGAAAACCCGTTCCATCGGGGTGGTCCTCTCCAAAGCCGGTTTCGTCCTGACCGACGAATCGG